CAATAACATATTATGAAAACAGCAACAATAGTAGTAAGAGACGAAGTTAATTGTTCTATCAAGGGGTTGGACATTGATATGAGAAAGAAACTCGTTCATGCATTTGAGTATGAAATTCCTGGTGCAAGGTTTATGCCATCGTATAGATTAGGAAGATGGAACGGAAAGGTTTCGTTCTTTAATCTTGGTGGAAGTACATATATCAATTTACTCCCCGATATTCTTCCTATGTTAATTGACGATAGTTGGGAAATAGAGGTTGATGATAAACGACAATACCAACATGATTATGAGTTGGCAGAAGTTGATAAAGATACTTACAATCACATCACGTGGCCAAAAAAACACCCCATTGAAGGTGAACCAATTGTACTTCGTAATTACCAAATAGAGGTTGTTAATAACTTCCTAAAAAATCCACAATGTATTCAAGAAGTAGCAACAGGAGCAGGAAAAACATTAGTGACTGCGGCACTAAGTGAACGTGTGCAGGAATACGGTAGAAGTATCTTGATTGTTCCTAATAAAAGTTTAGTAGTACAAACTGAGGAAGATTATATTAATATGGGGTTGGATGTTGGTGTATTCTATGGCAAACAACGTGACTATGGCAAACAACACATGATATGTACGTGGCAGAGTTTGAATATCATGATGAAGGATACTAAGAGTGGAAAGGCAGAAGTTACCATAGGTGAGTTTCTAGAGGGAGTTGTATGTGTTATGGTGGATGAGGCACATAGTGCAAAGGCAAATGCATTGAAGACTATTTTAACAGGTCCTATGTCACACATCCCATTGCGATGGGGTTTGACTGGAACAGTTCCTAAAGAGAAATTTGAGTTCCAATCATTGTACGTGGGGTTAGGAAATGTAGTTAATAAAGTGTCAGCAAAGGAATTGCAAGACAAAGGAGTATTGGCTCGGTGTCAAGTTAAGGTTGTGCAATTACTAGACCATGCAGAGCATGCAAATTATCAAAGTGAGTTAAAGTATTTACTAACTGATTCGAACCGCTTGGATGTGTTAGTGGAACTCATTACAAAGGCAAACGTTACGGGAAACACATTGGTGCTTGTTGACCGAGTTGAGTCTGGTGAAGAGTTAGTAAAGAGATTAGGTGATAACGCAGTATTTGTTAGTGGCGTTACTAAAACTGAAGATAGAAAAGGGCATTATGATGAAGTCGCTGATTCCTCCGATAAGATTATAGTAGCAACATATGGCGTTGCTTCGGTTGGAATTAATATTCCTAGAATCTTCAATCTTATGTTACTCGAACCTGGTAAGTCGTTCGTTCGTGTGATACAATCAATCGGTCGTGGTGTACGTAAAGCGAAGGATAAGGACTTTGTTCAAATTTGGGACATCACTAGTACGTGTAAGTTTGCTAAGAGGCACCTAACGAAGCGTAAGAAGTTTTATAAAGAAGCACAATACCCATTCACCATAGAAAAATTGGAATGGAAGTAACATAAATAAATTATTTCCATTCCAATTTTACTTAAAGGCAAGTTATGGTAGTATGTACTATGATAAGTATTTTCTTTAAGATATAATAACTACATGAAAATACATACATTAGACGACACAGCATACGAACTAAACGAATTACCAGAAACAATCAATGATATGTGGTTTGCTATATTTGATAATAGCAATCCAAAGGACGCAGATTACTTTTTCGTTCCATTGATATTTTTGGAAAGTTTCACATCGCCTGCATTGGTTTTGCGGATAGGTGAGCATGTTATTAAAATGCCATTAGATTGGCAATTGCTTATTGGTGAACCTGACACAGGAGATTTAGAGGCAATTCCGTTGACCAGTATTAATGACAGAGATTTCAAAGCATTTTCTTTCAATAGTCTAAGTAGTTACGACGCAAACTTTCTGCCCGTTGAGGTTATAGACGTATACAACGAAGTTCAATGGTACAATCCAAAACTTAAAAATGGACAATACTTGGCAGTACCGTTAAGTGAAGGTGAGTCACCCACGGTTGTGTATTTCATCAAAGATGCATCAAGAAATTGCCAAGTGGTTGATTACGCACAGGCGTGGTAAATGGCACACAAATTAGATATATTTAAGGTATTACGGGCAATTGATTCAAAAGATTATGATTTCTATGACAACATGTCAGATGAAGAGAAAAAGGGATTCAGTGCTTTTCTTGGTTTGAAATGGGGTGCTGGTGTGGAAAGTGATGTATTGACGCAATGTCTTTATGTCATAGGCATGAATAATAGAGCAAACAGACACATGTTCGATATAAACAGAGACCCTAAATTGCAATGGTTGACATTAGTAGCGGGAAGTCCTAAGTTAGGAAATCAACGACATGTATGGGCATCAACAAAAAATAAAGCAATTACATCTAGTGTTAAAACTAGGCAATCTAAATTGACAAAACTATTCCCTCATTACAAAGATGATGAAATTGAATTATTGAGTAACTTAGTTACAACAAGGCAAATAACAGAATATGCGAAAGACTGTGGAGAAAAGTAAGGTATATACATGTAAATATTGCGATAAGGATTTCAAGCGAGAAACTACATTAATGGTGCACTTATGTGAGCGGAAAAGACGATGGCAGGAAAAGGACGTTAAAGGTGTCCGTATTGGGTTTAACGCTTTTATAAAATTTTTCCAATACACACAGAATTCAAAAAAACCAAAGACACAAATGGAATTTATCAGAAGTAAATTCTATGTCGGATTCGTTAAGTTTGGAAGATATTGTGTTGATATTAGTGCAATAAATGTTAATAATTTTATCGAGTATGTTATCAAGAAGAATAAAAAACTTGATTATTGGACTAGTGATACGTTATATTCGGAATACATGGATACTCTACTGACGACTGAGAATCCAATTGATACATTGGCACGTGCTATAAAATACAGTATGGTATGGGCGGAGAATAATGACACCGATAGCAAGGATGTTCTTAGGTATGGAAACAAAAATGTCATTTGTTATGCAATCACAACGGGGAAAATAAGCCCTTGGGTTCTTTATAACTGTACGAGTGGAAAGAACTTCTTACATAATTTAACACAAGAGCAAACTGAATTAATATGGGAATACATTAATCCGTCTGTATGGGAGGGAAAATTTAAAGATTTCCCAACAGATACTAACTACATTAATGGAATATTATCACAGGCGGGATGGTAACATTATTACATGAACACAATATTAATCGCAGGTGATAGTTTCGGCGCAGACTGGACAGTAAAATACACAAATAAAATGGGTTGGCCTAATATTATGGAGAATTCATTTGATGTAACCAACGTTGCGCAGGCGGGATGCAGTGAGTATAAGATACTGCAACAATTACAAAAAGTTAATTTAAGTGATTATGGTGTGGTTATTGTAAACCACACCAGTCCTTATCGTCTTTATGTCAAAGACCATCCCATTCATAAAGATAACGTATTGCACCATTCTAGCGACCTATTGTACGGTGATTTAAAATATCACTTCGAACAGACACAAGACCAATCTATTATGCCAATTGTTGAGTATTTTGAAAACTACTTTGATATTGATTACGCGAAATTTGTATATAATTTGATATACCGAGAAATACACACATTATGTGAACCCAACACAATACATCTGAGTCATATTGGCTTATCAGAAATAAAGAAGTTGGAATGCCGTGATATACATGAGATTGATATGTTTAAAAACAATTCTGGATTAATGAACCATTACAGCAGTGATGGGAATATTGAAATTGCACGAACCATAACAACAATGGTGAATGGGTTATTAAAATGAAAATGGACGCAGATATAGATATCGATTTCTTTGATAGAGACGATATATTGAAATTAATTAAACATGTGCCAGCGAGACAAGAGACAAATTCTGAATCTAAGCAACATAATAGTGGAGTGTATGTTACTGATATACCATATGACCCAATGCATAAATGTGCAAGTATTGATTATAAAGAAGCAGAAATGCGCGGATATTTTAAGATTGATTTCTTGAATGTTAAAATTTACCAACACATAACCAGCCCAAAGCACTATGCCGAATTATTGGCAATGGAACCACCATGGGAAAGGTTGCTTGATAAGAATTTCTGTAGTCAACTTATACATATATCAAATCACTTTAATGAAATTGTGACGATGAAGCCTGATAGTATTGCCAGAATGGCAATGTTCTTGGCATTGATTAGACCAGCAAAAAAACATTTGATGGGGAAAACGTGGGATGAAATTTCAGATGATGTTTGGTCTAAACCAAATAACAATGCGTACTTTTTTAAAAAAGCCCACTCAGTAAGTTATGCAATGTTGGTTAAATTACATATGAACATCATTCATCAATGTTCCTAATCAATGTTATTGATTTTCTTTTTGTTCGTTTTTGTGAAATATTATCAAAACTAGTACATGGACCGATGAGTATTGATAGGTTCTTGTTGTTATATGATGTTCTATATGACTTAAATATACTCCACTCATCTTTAAGGAATAGGTTAATCGGTATGCTTCTGTTTGATTCCCACCACCAAGTCTCACCCAATTCTAAGAACAGTAGTCTCTTTTTTGGGTCACTTATATTGCCGAAATTGTACATAGTAGTTAATATCTTATCTTGATTCATAATAATACCAATATGTTCTATATTGGCATATTGTATGATTGACAAGAAGGGATATTTTTCTGCTATTTTGAGAAATAACTCATTTTCCATAAATATTTAAATGTATTCAACTAGAATTTATTTATACAATCAGAGCCAAATTGGGTTTTTCTTTGACCCCAATGTTACTTCTACTATTCATTTACCGAGGACTAATTACGTGTACTCAAAAATACTAAAAGCAGTTAAAGGCGTGGACACAGTTATAGAGTTCCAATTCCTTAACCAAGACCAAAAACCTATTAATTTAGAAAACACCACTCTAACATTTAAACTAATTAGTGAGAATGCTGTGCTAATGAGCAAGGCATTAACCATCGTTACGCCCGCAAAAGGTAAAGCAACAATAACACTAACAAGCAACGATTTAACTGCTGTAGAAACGCAACGTGCTAATTACAGCATAGAGCGTGTGTTTAACTCATTAACAGAGTTTGCTTACGTGGATGAACAAGCAGGAACACAGGGCGTGATGGATATACTACCTGCATTAACATAATATATATATATATATATATATCATTAATAGGACTATAAATGGGAAAGAATAAGAAGTCGAATGCAGGAGCAAGTATTGTTTCAAAATTGCATTTGAAACTAGCAGAAATTGAACCAATTACAATAGCACAAGGAGATTTTTTTAAGAATTACGATACTGGAAAGTGTCAATTGTTAATGGGTTATCCAGGAACAGGCAAAACGTTCCTTAGTATGTATAAAGCATTTGAGGAGTTAATCAATGGCGGTACAGACTTAAATCAAATTGTTAT